TCATGCATAATATTGAAAATCAAAATGCTCGGTCTTCCGGTCGAAAACGATGCATTTCAAGATGCTCCGCAGCGCGTTCCCTTTGGTTTCGAACCCCACAGAAGGAGATGCCAGGAGATCGCGGACGTTCCGGACGCGGTCAAGAAGCTCCTTTTGCGGCGGCGCAGATTCGGCGGGCTGTTCAAGGAGACGCTGCAGCTCATCGGACAGCCGCTGAATCTCTGATCGCAGGCGGGCTTTGCTTTCTTTGTATTCGTCCAGAGTGTAAACTTCGTTTTCGTAGGCAATCCGGGCACGTTCTTCCTGGTGCCTGAGCCGGTCGAGCTGGGTATGTATGGACTGGATTTCGTTGGATAGATTTGCGGGGGAACCGGACGCGCTGGCAGCAGGTGTATACTCAAAATGTCCGCTTTCCAGGATGCCATCCAGGGACCTAAGAACAATCCGCTCCATTTTCTTGACGCTGATCGAACAGGATTCTGGGTGCAAACCCTTGGAATATTTCCAGCAGGTGAAATATGGAACGGCTCCACTACCGGTGTAAGATAAGGTTGCCCCGCACACAGAACACCTCATCAGCCCGGAGAGCCAGTGTTTACATGTTGACACGTTCCGGTGTCTCATGGGGCGAAATTCAGCTTTCCGGCGTTCCTGGCACTGCTCAAACAATTTTGTCACGGATGGCTTTGTTTCGTGCATCCCCTCAAAAGAAAAACCATTCCATTCTACCGTGCCGAGATAAAAACGATTCTGTATGATTCGGTCGATTGATCGCTTCTCGAACGGATTTCCCCGGCGCGTAAGATATCCGGAAGCGTTCAGCTGACGGGCGATCGCAGTCATATCCAGGCGGTCAACCGCGTACATATGGAAAATCATCTCCACAATCTTGTATTCATCCTCGCGGATCACATAAGGCTTTCCGTTCCCGACCGCGGCATAGCCAAGCGGCGGAACGAGCTGGTATCCTTTCAGTTCGGCTTTCTTTGCCATTCCACGCTTCACTTCAACCCCAAGGTTATAAGAATAAAATTCATCCTGCCATTCAATAATCATTTCAATCAAGCGCCCGTACATACCTTCCATGATAGGTTCAGAAACGCTCTCAATGTCAATCCCCAGCTTCTTCCGCAGCATTCCCTTGTAAAAGGTACTCTCGTCCTGGTTCCGCGCGAAGCGAGAAAACTTCCAGACAAGAATCACTTCAAAAGGCTGCGGCTTTTCCTTGGCAGTTGCGATCATCCGCTGAAATTCCGGTCGGTTATCGGCACGTTTGCCGCTTCGTCCGGTTCGTTCCATGAAAATATATTCTTCTGGAATCAAAATATCATGCGATTTTGCATATCGCTGGATCTCATCCAGCTGAGATTCCGGGCTGATATCCAGCTGGTCGTCCGTGCTGACACGGATATAAGCTGCACCTATTCTCATTTCGATCATCCTTTCGTATAAAAATATTAAAAAAGGGTATAAAAAATACACCTCTTGCGAGGTGCCCGAAAGAATGATATAATTCAAAATGTTCAGGTTTGAATATATCTTTCCGGGCATCCGGTAAGAGAAATCTATGTGAAGCCGTTCGGTGTTACCAGCACCGGGCGGTTTTGCTATCTAAAGGGTTAGAAAAAATCAGGAGGATAAGGCTTTATTTTAGAACCTCCGAATTTCTTGTTTTCTAATTGGACATATCGATAATACCAGTCTGGTATTTCATATTTCCATGCTGCTGGCGGGATACATTTGCTACAGGGTTCAAAATTTCCGGCAGCAACAAATAAATGAACTTTATGATTTGCACCGCAGCATCCACGTATACGGTGATAGCACTTTCCGGTGCTTGTTATATAAACGGAAAAGTGGCTTTCAACAAAAGGATTGTTGGGACAGTGCGGTAGCAGTTCATCATCGAATGTAACGCCAGACGGAACACCACAAATAGAAAGAATCTCCTTTTCAGTAAGAGTATCAAGATTAACGGTATAGTTCGAAGAATTCTTTTTGACTTCTTGAGTTGCAGCTTCGAACTGTCTTCTTAAATCTTGAATGTCAGATTCATACTTATGAACCAAGTTATTAGCACAGTTTACTTGTTCTTCCAATTCTTTATTCTTAACAGTTGCAGCTTTTAAATCAGCACGTAACTGATCGATTGTAGTGGTACGGATTCGATCAGTTTTTCGTATAGAGCAATAAAAAAGAAGCAATCCCGAGATAAATGCGAGGGGGATCAAAAATAAATAATTACCAAGATAAAAAGGATCAGGTTCGTCATCGAGAAGAGGAGCTTCCGGGATACTTTCGCTAGGGATTGTTTCGTCAGGAGTGTCTTCTTGTAGGACTGTTTCGGCTGCGTAAGGTCGCCAAGGAACGGTTTCGCTTACATAGGAATCTTGATAATCGCTATCGTTCTCATTGCTCTCATAAGGACACACTCCGTTCGGGTGCTGGTGTGCCGGATAACCGTGATGATAATGATATTCACCAGTGGAACGATCGTAGTGTCCTCCGGCAGAATCGGTTCTTCCAGAGTGTGCTGATGATACAAAGGAAATAGAAAGCACCAAACATATGAACGCCAAAATAGATATCGAATACCGCATGGCTTTTCTCATAAGTTTTTCCTCAATTATAAAATATTAAAAAATTTCCATAAATTCCCAGACAAATAAAGTGCTGTTATCATATATAATAGACGAATGCGCCCAGCCTTTCGGAAATAGAAAGGTGTGAGAGCTTATGCTGTCTGTTAAATACATAAGATACGATAATAGCAACGTGTATGCGCTATATTACCGCGCGAATAAAACACTTTATTATAACCTGAGTTTCAAATCTAAGACAAAAGTCTACTACATTCTTTAAACCCAGCCGGAAGGCTGGGCGCTTTTAAGAGCTGCGTTTCTTCTTGCCTTCTTCTTCAATTGGTGGATATTTCTCTTCGAGATCTTCAGGGGTTGCCGGAAAATGTTCGGCGCCGCCAGATGGTTCATCATTCCCACTAATATACTTAACGAAATTCAACAGAGTTTTTCTGCCCAGATCATCCATTTCATAGAAATACATCAATGTTCTGCGGATCATTCGGTCAGCTTCGGTATCTCCAGAAGCAACAGCTTTCGCCATTCTCATAAATTCCTCATCTGGGGTTTCTTCCACGAACATTTCCCCGTTTCCGGTCCGAAGCCACTCTTCGTTTACATGAAATTCTCGACATATCGAGAAGATGGTTTGATCGGTCAGTGCGTTTATACCACATTCCCATTGGCCGACGGTGTTGCGCTTTACACCAAGTTTGTCAGCAAATTGTTGCTGAGTCATGTCTAGGGATTTACGCAACTTTTTTAATCGTTCGTTCACGTTATCACCTCCGTTCTTGATTAAGTCAAGTGTACACCATTATAAAAAATAAATCAATAGAAAATGCTATTAAAACAACAAAAAGACATTAAAACAACAGAAATGTATTGACAAATGCTATTATATGACGTATGATAGCCATAGAAACAACAAAACGATTCAGAAGAAAGGAGAAAAAGTCATGAAAAAAACATCCAATCACACAAACGACGCTGAGAAATTAGCTGAGATGATGAGAGAACTGACAGCGGAAGACAGAAAGATCGTCATGATCTACGCCGGAGCCCTTCGGGATCGCGCAGCGCTGGGAAATAAAAAGGAAGCTGACAACCTAGAGGCTTCATAAACTATAGAGAGGAGGCGGTCGAATTTGAGAAAACAGAGAGAATATGAAGAGATCATAAAAGATATCCAGGAAGTAAACGAGATGGATCGAAAGAGAATCCGGAAACTCTGCAAAGAGTTAAGGAGATATAGACCCTTTACATTCAAAGAGAGCATTGAAAACCTATTATTTGAGATGGAATTTTGGGCGGAACACATGGTATTCACCTATGGATACGCCCTGTACATACTTCCGCTGATACTTTTTCTGATATCGATTGTATTAATGATATTCAAAGCAACTCATTAAGCGAAAAAAGTATTGTAAAACTGCAGGAAGATAGAAGCGAGAGAAATGGCGGTTGTAATTGCATAAGGAATAACGAACCCCCAGAACCGGCGTCTTCTGTCATCGACGAATGTTGTACCACGTACACTTGAAATCAAATGCATATAAGGACCTATTTTGATAGGCTTCACAGCTCCATTTGAATTGCGGATTAGATAAGATTCTCCGGTATCTTCGGCGGCTGATTTAAAAGGCTTTACGATGATATAGTCGTTGAGCCATAGAAAATCAAGACCTTGCTGAAAAGCGAGTTCTTTCTTATACCAGAAACGTTTCCGTAATTTTGAATAGTCGATATAAGGTTTCTTGTAGATACGCTGTAAAAGTTTGTAATAAAATTCTGGCATTTTTATCCCCTCCCCACATTGCCAGTATAAAAGGGTGGAGAGGAAAAAGCAAATAAAAAAAGGAGGAACGTCATGAAGAAAGAATTTGAACCTGGAAACGTGAAAGAGATCATCGATTCTATTCCAGAGCGGAACTTGGAAAAAGAGGACGATATCGACAAAGAAGCTCATCGGCTGGAAGGGTGCCTGTATTTCTTACGCGGATATATGGGGGGAGATGCAGAACTGCATCCGGAACGGGTGTATACCGGCGCAGATATTCTTGAGCTTCTGGATGCTGTGATCCACGGAAGGGAGTGAGGCGTGTGACAATCACAAATCACATCGAAATCAATGGAACTGTCCGCGATTTTGAAACCCTCACAAAAGAAGAACGAGAAGAAATAGCTGCTCTGCTGTCTGACCGTTTTATGGCGGCAGCAGGATACCAGAGAATGAAAGGAGAACGGGATGAGAAGGGAAATCGAGGTATACAACCCCAAAAGGGAAGCGCGCCTGGAAATGCAGTTGAGAAGGAGAACGGAGGAGCTGAACGAGAATCTCAGATTTCAGGGATTGCTGTATGAGACGATCTTCGTTCTGGCGGTGCTGCTGATCGCGACGGTCTTCGCGCTGCTTGTCGTTACATCAAACAGATTTTTATAGGAGGACTCATGGGAAAGTACAAGGAAATTCAGATTGAAGTCAGCGATGAGGTGTATTCGGCGCTGGAGCAGCTGGCGGATGACCTGAATAAAGCAGAGACGATTATCCTAAACAGAACCGGAAAACAGGAACTGATCGGTCAGAGAAGTATGACCGTGGAGCATATCGCACTTCTGGCAATCGAAACATATGTTCATAATATCGAGAAAAGAAAATGCCAGAAACCGGATCCGCTGGGATATACAGAGTAGGGGGGAGAAAAATGAAAGGGCTTGGAATCGTAGTAAAAACGACAGCCGAACAGGAGGAACGCCTTGAAAGACTTCTTCCTTGGCACCAGGGGTACGTGGAAAAGGATGGAAGCTATCCGCATAGTAGCTGGTTGAAAAGCGATATGCTGGAATGCCTGGTAAACATCCATGCAAAAGAACTGGTTGAGTTCCTTCTGTCGGAAGAGGAACGCCGCCAGGGAATTATTCAGGAAAAGGAAAAGGGCCAGGCATAAAAGCCTGACCCTAAACCGTATACGAATCTGTGACAAGATCAGTATACGGCATACGGCGGAGAAAGTCAAGTTTTACAAGGGTTTAGCCGCCGTTTAGTCACTCGTTACAGTCATTAAACTTAGGCAGGGTGTAGAATGTCGTATTTGAGAAATAGCTGTTATCTTCCGTATTGCATCGAAGTAGAAGAAGTACATTCGAATAGGTATGGGAAGAGAGGGTATAAGAGGGCACCGAGGAAGGAGCCGACCAGGGAAGAGATAGCAGAGGCGAATGAGCGCCGCCGCATTAAGAAGCTCTACCGAATCATAGCCACGAATTTTGATTTCGGAGATTATCACGCAGTCCTGACTTACCGAATGGATGAGAGACCGACACCGGAACAGGCAAAGAAGATTCTCCGAACACTTCTCCGGAACCTGAGAAAAGCGTACCAGAAAAGAGGGGAACCGCTCTATTACATCATAGTAACCGAATATGAGCGGGCTGCCATCCATCATCATTTGATAATCAATGAGATTGGAGACACGATCAAGATTCTCAAAAGGCTGTGGCCGTATGGGGGAACACATTTCACGCCCATCTATGAGGCAGGAGAAGTGAAGGAGCTGGCGGCGTATCTCATCAAAGAAACTCAGAAGAGCTTTCGGAAAAAGGACAACCCCAACAAGCTGGCGTATTCATGCAGCCGGAACCTGAAAAAGCCGGTAGTTAAAACCAAGGTTATCAAGGCGAACACCTGGAAGAAAGAACCGGTGCCGCCTGCTGGGTATATGATCCGGCGCGGCGATATCGTGACCGGAATTAATGTCCTGGGCTATCCGTACCGGTATTATACGATGGTCCGCATCACTGCCGGGAAAGGAGAGGGCTGGATAAAGCCAAGGAAATATGCACCTGAATCGAGAGGAGTACCGCCTGATTAAGCGGATGAGCCGCGGGGAATTGCAGGACTACCTGGAAGAGGTTTCCGGAGAGCTGGAGAAAGAGGCGATCCGCAAAGAAGCACTGCTGGATGCAAGGGAATCACTGGAAAAGGCAATTGATATCAAAGGATTAGGACCGATGCGGAAAGCAGAGATCCGGAAAAAATATAAAAAAGCAATGGAGGAAAAAGAGCATGGAAGAAAAACGGGAACTGCCGGAGGGTGTTAAAGAAGAAATGGGCGCATGTATCTTTTGCGGTCAGACGTACATGTTTGCGAATGTCGGACTCGGTACGGAGCAGTTAAACGAAGCAGCGACGGAGAGATGCACCTGCGAGGAAGCAAAGAACTGGCAGGCACAGCGGAAACGTGCGGAGAAGGTTCGCAAGAAAACAGAAAGAATCTTTGCTAATGATAAGTGTCTGGATTTTATGCTGACGTCGGCGAATATGGTCTTGTCCGGAGGACTGGATAAGGTAACGGTAAAAATGAATGATGGAACCGTGGGAACCATCGCGTGGACAAAAAAAGGCAGTGTCATGATCCAGCGCAGCAAGACGATCCAGGACGCAGCGGAGGGATAAGATGTATGAGGTAACCGTAAAAATTGGCGGAAATGCCAGTAAATACTGGGCGTCGCTGGAATTTGACGATGCCAAGGGGAAGACTCATCGAAAAGAAATTGCCAGGGAGCGCAGCGCCACGAAATCAAGCAATACGCTGCAGGCGCTGATTGACGCCCTCGGCATTCTTCGGAACCCATGCGTTTTAACAATCTATACCGAAGACGATGCCCTGGCAGCAGCCTGGTCGAACGGATGGGTCAACACCTGGCAGCAGCATAGTTGGAAAAACGCTAAGGGGAATACGATACGGAATGCGGAGCAGTGGCAGCAGCTCTATGAGCTCATGAAGCCGCACGGAAGGAGGTTTGTATGTCAAAAAGCATAATGGAACCAGTAGGAGCGTGCGAGTGCTGGAATTGCGGCGATACGCGGAACCTGGAAGTGCACCATATTTTTTATGGAATCCGTGCCAGAAAAAAGTCAGAACACTATGGTTTGAAAGTGCATCTCTGCCCTGGCTGCCATCGATGGGCGAAGACGGGGGTGCATGGCGGAAATCATGAATTAGATATTCGCTTGAAGCAGGAAGCGGAACGGCTTTTTGAATCAAAATACAGCCGGGAGCTGTTCCGGCAGGAATTTGGCAGGTTTTACACAGAGGAAAATGTCGAAAACACGAATAAAACATTAGATCTTTTGGGGGTACAGTGGATATGACGGTGGATGATTTGTTAAAGGTATTAAGTAATCCGGATATGATCCGGATCATCAATGATGGCAGTGATGTTTATGTCGGATATCTCGGTACGATGCAGCATCACAAAGGGGATTTATCAAAAATCATGAAGCAGGAAGTACATTCATTCCAGTGTATTCCAGAAATCCGTCATAGGAATTGGAGAGAAAAGGGACTGGATGCCCCTCTTCTTCCGGACGCGATACCGACCTATGCGTATGCGGATCTGCAGAGCACACTATATTACACAATTTACATATAAAGGGGTAAAAAATGAAGAAAACAGAAAGAAAACGCACTTCGGTTGCGGAATATGTGAGAAAAAGAGCCTGCGGGGAAAGTGCGGGACCGGGAAAGGAAGAGGTTCTGCCTGTTTGTGAGAGAAGCGTGCAGCAGGAGGAAGTAAAAAGCGATTTGGAACTGCTTCAGGCATGTTGTAAGAAAGAAAAATACTTCCTGGAAATGTTTCGGAAAGCGAGCGGTAGCAATGTGAATGATGTGAGAGCGAGGGTGCTGAAAGTGCAGGCATTTGAACAGGCGATCCGGGCGCTGACGGGGGAGAGGGCAGCAGAAGAACCGAAGGAACAGATCCCACTACCGCCCATGAAGAATAACACCCAGCGGAAGGAATGGCTGGCAGACTATCGCTCCTGGGGAATCTGGTACGCAGACAAGCATATCGGCGCGGTTTACTACAAGTATGACTTTGAGAACGGCGCGAAATTGATTGTCGAGGAATATGAGGACACACTTACCACTCTCAGAAAGACAGAAAAGCGTATCAGCCGGTATTATCATCTGGTGGGCGGTCCGGAGCCGGTCAGAAGGACGGACGGGAGTCCGAAATGGAGACGTCACGAAAACTATACTAAATGTCCGGACAGCGAAAACGAGCTGGTAGAGTTTTTGAAAGATATACAGAAATAAACCTCTATGTGGCAGTTATATATTACCGAATATGCCATTGGTCTATAGAGCGAGGCTCCGGAACTCCACCGGAGCCGGAAAGGAGGCGGCTGTGAGAGCTGCAGAAATGAGAGATATTATCATCAGTAAATTAAAAGATGGACCCAAGACAACCCCCGAACTTGTTGAAATGACGGGATTCAGCCCCGAACAGATCCGGGAGCGGATGCGCCGGGCAAAAGTCGAGGGAATGGTGGAAAGTGCTGTGATAGACAAAGAATTTATGTGGTACGACAAAAAACAGTGGGATCATGTTGTACAGGTTAAAGAGGATAAAGGACCGATTACATTCGGGGAATTAAGAAGAATCAGCCACTATATCAGACCGAATTTTCGAATCCGCGTTTATGACTTCGTCCCGAAGAAGGGAGAGGAAACGGCTGGCGTGATCCGGATGAAGCACATAGACAAGATCTATTGCCATGTTGTCACGTTCAAGGAAGGAGGGAGTACCACACTTGTGAAGTTGGCGCAGTATTTCCGGGATGGCAGCAGGAACAGATGCATTAAATGATTTGACGGTCGCCGGAAGCGGTCAATGGTCGAATTGTTATTTTGCATGTTAAGGAGCGGAAGATGAGATTTAAGAAAGGCGATGTCATAAGACATTTTAAAAGAGAGATGCTTACAAAAGAGCAGATCGAAGAAAATGGAGCTTTGTTTACATATGAGTTTTTGGGAGTCGCAGAGCATACGGAAACAAAAGAAAAACTGGTGTTATACAAGGCTTTGTACGATGGCGAGTCAATAGGGTTACCTGTGAAAAAGGGGGACATATTTGCACGACCGTATGATATGTTTTTTAGCGAGGTAGATCATCAGAAATACCCTGGCATAAAGCAGAAATATAGGTTTGAATTTTAAATCCAAAATTTAACCTAATGAAGATTTTATATGCGGAGGTGTGAGCATGAAATGCAGACAGTGCGGAAAAGAACTCAAACCACATTGGAGTACTGATATTTGTCTTGAATGTTCAAGAAAAAATGTGAAAAAGATATTCAGAGAAAATCCCGAAATAAAGCAGGCATTCCGTGAGACTATTGAAGAACTTAAAAAGCCTGAAAATGTTGAGAAAATGGCTAATAATACAGCCAATTTTATGAATGCTATTCAAAAGTTAAGGAGTGAAGGACAATGAAAAAGTTATTTCACACAGCTGCGGAAGCAGCACGGGAGGAGGATTCCGATGAAGAAGAGACTAGCAAAGAAAATTGAGAAGATGCGTCGGAAGAAGATTCATGAGGCGCTGGAGATGGTGTTGGAGATCAATACCACGCATGCAAGAGAACAGAGTGTTACAGGAAACAAGCCTACGGCGTTCTTTGCGTTTAATGGACACATTAATGGTTGCTTGGATATTCGTGTATATCCCGATGGGTGGTACCCTGGTTGCTATAAATATTGGACATTCGGTACTAATTATATTGGTTGTAGTACGGATAGACTTTTAGAAGAGCTTGCGAACAAGAAAAAGGAGATAAAACACTATGCCAGAAAAAAATGAAACTAACAAAGTGCGCCTGATTGGCGAGGTGATATCAGAATTTACATTTAACCATGAAGTGTTTGGAGAGAGATTTTATTTCGTAAATTTGTCAGTTGCTCGTTTGAGCGGACAGGTGGATGTGATTCCGGTTTCGATTTCGGAGAGACTCATGGATGTATCCAAAGATTACCGAGACATGATGATGGAAGTAATTGGACAGTTCCGCTCCTTTAATCATCGAGATGGAGAAAGAAGCCATCTGATATTGTTTGTATTCGCGCAGAAGGTTCAGATTCTGGAAGAATCGGCGGAATATGCTGGAACGAATCAGATTTGCCTGGATGGATACATCTGTAAGAAACCTATCTATCGCCAGACACCGCTGGGAAGAGAAATCGCAGATATGCTTCTGGCGGTCAATCGATTATGCGGGAAAACAGATTATATACCGTGTATCGTATGGGGAAGAAATGCCCGTTATGGATCCAGATTTGGCGTAGGAAGCCATGTGTGTGTTGAGGGGCGTATACAGAGCCGCGAGTATATGAAAAAACTGAGCGAAACGGAATGCGAGAAGCGCGTAGCGTATGAGGTATCAGTCAGCAAATATCTGGACAATAGAAGAAGCTTGGAAAAAGGAGAAGATGATGGAGGAGGAGTTGCTTAAAATGTCTGTAAATGCGAGGTGTGTTGGCTGTAAAGAACCGACAAAATTTGTAGCTGGTTTTTATGACGGTCCGAGGGGAGAACATGGCTGCTTTTATGATTGTGAAAACGAAGCTTGCGCGGTGAATCAGATACTTCGGTGTGCGGAGTCTAAAGAAGCTCAGAAGATGATGCAGATCCAGGAAGATAACGGTCGGCTTGGAATGTATGCGGGAGAGATAGCAGCGCTGCGGAAAGATGTAGGGCTCACGATAATGCAGATGTCGCAAATGGCCGGATGCAGCCCGGCGGAGTACAGCGCATATGAGCATGAACGGAAAAAGTTTGATCCGGAAGTATATCGAAAATGTAAAGGGTACCTGCATGAAAGAAGGGTGAAAAATGGAACGATTAACGAGTAAACGAGTAAACGGCATCAAGTCCGGCTATTGGTCTGCAGCCAAAAAGGACGAGCTGATCGCCAGACTGGCAGAATACGAGGATACCGGAAAGACTCCGGAGGAAATTAAAGAGTTTGAATCAATCGCCGAACAGATGGCGGAAAAAGTTGCCAAGCTGTCCAGGGAGCTGTCGGAGGCTAGAAAAAATGAATAGCAGACCGGAAATAACAGCAATGCTGTCGTCATTGATTCAGCGGCACATCTGCCCGAATAATGATACAAGAATCTACTGGGCCCGGGAAGTAACATTTGATTATGGAACCACGAACGCGGTGCGCGTGGATTTTATGAAATTTAAGCCGGTAAACAATACGGTATCCGGGATCGAGAAAGGGGACTTCTATTGCTACGAGGTCAAGTCCTCAGTGGAGGATTTTCATAGCAAAAACGGCCACAACTTCATCGGAGATTTTAATTATTATGTAATGCCTGCAGATGTGTATGTGGCTGTAAGCCTAGAAGTTCCGTATCATGTGGGCATGTTGGTTCCGTCTAGCGAAAAGTCGAAGACTCTTGTATCGGTAAAGAAAGCAAAGAGAAAGGACAGGAGCAGGCCTGTGTCAGAAATGTTGTTGATGATGTTCCGGTCCGCGGCGAGAGATAGGAGGGATTGAGAATGAAATTGAGAAGATGTGGTTTGACATGAAAGAAACAGAAAGGGGACACCTGTATCTGCGGGCGCTCTATGTAGGAAATCGAAAAGAAATCAGTAAAGAAGTCCAGCAGATAAGGATCCAGAGAGATGATATTTACGGTTACATAGTCGAAACGGAGAACGGTCGGGCATATGGATATCCGACTATGTCCGACCTCCGGAGAGACTGGAAAAGAGGGGTAGAATGACAAGGGCAGAAAAGAGAAGAGCCGCCCGGCAGCAGGAGAAGGATAAAGTCCGGTACCAGCTGACAGCGGAAGAAATCAGACAGATAGAGAAAAAAGCAGTCGAATCAAAAAAAGAACAGATTCGTGACAGCATCATGAAAGAGGTGCAAGAGGAGTGGCAGAGAAGAGAGGAGATGTTGAGCGGGAAAGATGATGGCGAAATCGTCCAGAATGTTCTCTGTCTGCTTCTGGCAGTCCCGGTCAAAGTTCTTTGTGAAAAATTTAAGTGGAAGCCATACCCGCTCAACCAGGAAGAAAATAAAAACCCCAGGATCTTAAAGTTCTCGGAGGCAGTCATCCGGGAAACGAACGAAGTTTTTGCAGACAAAAACATAGATATCCGGACATATGGAGAAGAGGTATATCGAAAATATGGCATTCGGTACAGGATAGAGGAGGAAGACGATGGAAAGGATTGAGTGCTGCGCGAACTGTAAGCACTGCGTAGCATATCCGAAAAACAACCGGTACGGAGACGTTGATTATATGTGTTTGATTGGCGGTTATTATATTGCTGGAATACACAAGGATCGAAATAAGATTCGGCGTCTTACTCCGGGCGGCAGAAAACTGGAATGCAGATATGAGAGGAAAAAATAAGGAGCGGCAATAATAGCACGCTCCTCTAAAAAAGAAGGTATGTACAACCTAAGTTGATTGAGATAACGCAATTATACCCAATCAAGCCAGAAAAAGCAAGAGAGGGGGAATCTTATGGTATCAGCAAGTGCTCTAATTAACACGATACTGACACAGATGCAGGAATATGTCAAAGAGGGAGCCCTGAAAGATGTGCAGCTGATCCTCTACATGAATCTGGCAGATTATAGCTTTTCGAGGAACGAAGATACTACAGCAGTTAGCGAAGAATCAGATCGAATGTATGAAGTGATGCAGCTCTGGCAGCAGGATATGATTCTTAGGGGACTGACATCTGGAACAATCCGACAGTATGGACATGAACTCAAGCAGCTCATCATCTACGCAGGTGTAAGCCCACTTGAGATGAGCGAATACCATATCAAAAACTATCTTGCGTTCGGAAAAATCCGGAGGAAATGGAAAGACAAAACATATAATAGCAAGATCCGGTCGCTGAAATCGTTCTTCGTTTGGGCGGTCGAAAACAAGGAAATGGCTGAGAATCCGATGAAAAATATCAAACCAACCAAGGAAGAGTATCGGATGCAGCCGATCCTCACGGCGGAGCAGAGGGAGATCATGCGCTGCGCCTGCCGGACAGAGCGGGAGCTTGCGGTTCTGGATCTGCTTTATTCCTCCGGTGGCCGCGTGTCTGAGATTGTGCAGCTCAATATTGAGGATATGGATTTTATCAACCGTCGCGCTAGAATTTACGGAAAAGGACGGAAAGAGCGGGAAATATATTTTTCTCCTCAGGCTTCTCTTCATATCCGGGACTATCTAAATGAGCGCAAAGACAGCAATCCGGCATTGCTGGTGGGAGTCAAAGCACCCTATGAACGTTTGAGCATAGCAGGAATCCAGTACCTCCTGAAAGATATTCAGAGCCGAGATGAGCGCCTCAGTGGTCTAAAAATATCGCCGCATACATTCCGCCGTACTTGCGGCACTGACATGATTAATCGAGGGGCGCCGGTCGAGATGGTCAAGGAAAAGCTGGGTCATGCCAAGGTGGACACCACACTGCAATGCTACGCTCAGATCGGCACGGAAGCTGTGAGAGATGCAGACCGGCGCTATGGAGCAGCATAAGAGGAAATATATAAAACATACTCGGCTGGGTCTTGTTGGTTTGGCAGGAACCGGCCGTGGCAGCAGGAGGATAGGAAAATTGAACGACGAGGCAAAGATTCAGTGCCCGTTTTATTTATCAAAAAAGCGGGAAAAGCTGAGACAGGCAATCACGATCACCTGTGAAAACATAGAGAATAATCTAGGCTTTGATGTCAAAAACATGCTGTCGTTCAAATCTATCAGAGAGCGAACGGACTGGATGGGGCTGTTCTGTGAAGATGAATACCAGAATTGCCCTTATTATAAAAAAATCTATAAAAAATATGAGGAGGCAGAAGCGTGGGAATTGTCCAGAAACAGAAAAAAGAAATCGAAAGAAAAGAAATGCAGATAAAAATGCTGAAACAAAGCATCGCCGGAAGAGATCGGGCGATAGCGCTCTGGGAGGCACAGGCAAAAGGAGCGCGCGTGGTCCTGGAAGCTATCGTTAAACAGTATGGCAGGGTCGAATTGGATGCGACGCTGGCAACAGCTGACGGCAGAGATGTACAGGCAAAATTTGAGCCAGAAACCGAGAAGTGGATCATTGAGGTTGTTGAAAAAACGGAATAAAGAAAAAGCGCCGGGGGCTGCCCTGGCGCTTTTTGAAATTATGCGATTTCTGAAATGCGTTCCTTTAATCGTCTGACCTCATTCTCTAAATGATTAACCCTAATCAGAAGCATCTCCTTTTCTGTATCAACTTTTAGAGTGTCATCGAGCTTCCGGTTCAAATCAAGATGACCTTCAGCGATAATTTTAATATTTCGGTTGGTTTCATTTTCGAGTGTCAACTGAATATCTGTTATTTCTTCATTAAATTACGATTTCAAGATGCCACATATATGTCAGTTAAAACGGTTCCATAGTGTCGGTAAACTTTAATTGAGCCCCAGGAGTTGATCAGTAAAACGCTTCCTTTAGCATTATCGTATTTATTGATAAGTCCGATCCATGCCTCGGCAGAATTTCGGTACAGAAGTGCAGCTACGCCAGTTTTAAAAGTATTCCAATTAGCATACATGTCATTTTTTATGCCGTTACTGTCGTTGGCACTGACAGTATGAAGAGCATTGGTAAATAAGGCCTCGCTATTTAACAGATTCGTTTGGCCCATATTTCGCATGTAACACTTGTTGATTCAACACACCAGAAATACAAATATAAACGTTCTGCGCCTTGAATCCTAAACATGAAAGTATTTTGAACACTCCTGTCTGTAAGATCATCCACAGAAGATGAAATAGGAATCTGACAGCTCTTTTCATATAATTGTAGAGTTTGACTTGCATTGTCTACCTTAGAATCGATGTATACAGATGGTTTAGTGGTTACTTTGGCTTTATACCCAATGATATAACTTCCCGGTACTAAATCGATGAAGAATACGAAGAAAAGACTCGCTATTAGTGGCGGGTCTTTTTACGTGGGAGAAAAGTGAATAAAAAACTGGCAAAATAGAACCGGAAGGAGGTCAAAACGGATGGCGAGAGCGAAATATCAGGAATGGATTGACGATCCGGACAAGAGGACTCTGCTGTCCGGATGGGCCCGGAAGGGACTGAGCGACCAGCAGATCGCGAAAAACATAGGAATTTCAAGGTCCACACTGAACGAGTGGAGAAAAAAATATCCGGTCATAGCGGACACATTAAAAAAAAGCAAAGAAATTGCAGACACAGAGGTGGAAAATGCCTTGTATCTAAAATGCATCGGTCACAAAGTCCAGCTAAAAAAGACCTTTAAGGTCCGAAAAATAGAATACAACGATTCCGGTCGGAAAATCAAAGAAGAGGAGCATCTGGAAGTGGGAGAGGATGAGGTCTATATCCCCCCAGATACCAAGGCGATCATCTTCTGGCTGACGAACCGCGCCAGGGAAGACTGGAGAGAGCGCCAGAATATCCAGGAGGAGCAAGAAGAGACCGAGGAAAGCGGCGTGATCATGCTGGCGCCGGCGGATGTGGAAGGAGTGAAAGAGGAAATTGAACGATACAAAAAGCAGAAGAGTGATCTGGCAGCCGCAGCCGAAACAGGCGCTGATGATGAGCAGAGGGGAGGATGAAGCTCTATACGGCGGGGCAGCAGGCGGCGGGAAGTCTGATTTTCTTCTGGCGGAAGCTCTGCGCCAGGTACACATCCCCCATTACCGGGCGATCATATTCAGAAAGACCTATCCGCAGCTCACGGCACTGATAGACCGCTCACGCGATGTTTATCAACCGGCATACAGAAAAGCCAGGTATAACGAGACGGGGCACGTCTGGAAGTTCCCCAGCGGCGCAAAAATTTACTTCGGTTCGATGCAGTACACTAAGGACCGGACAAATTACCAGGGCAAACAGTACGATTTTATTGGATTCGATGAGCTTACACACTTCACATGGGATGAATACTCCTATATGGTTTCCCGTAACCGTCCCGCAGGTCCGGGAACGCGTGTGTATATGCGCTGTACAGCCAACCCGGGCGGCATCGGTCACGGCTGGGTAAAACAGCACTTTGTTAAGGCGGCGGCGCCATATAAGACGGTAGTGCATGAATATGAGATTCTGGATCTGCATGGCAAAAAGACTAGCCTATATAGAACGTCCTGTTTTATCCCATCGACAGTGTTTGATAATAAAGAACTGCTTAAAAGCGATCCGAATTACCTCGCCGCGCTGGCATCGCTTCCAAAGGCGGAACGTGAGGCGTTGTTGTATGGGGATTGGGATAGCTTTTCAGGGCAGGTATTTGAGGAGTTCCGGGATAATCCACTGGGCTACGAAACCCAGCAATACACACACGTTATTAAACCGTTCCGGATTCCTGCAGATTGGGCGATATACCGGGGTTTTGACTTTGGTTATGTAAAACCGTATTCAGTCGGCTGGCACGCCGTGGATCATGATGGATGCATCTACCGCATCAAAGAAATGTACGGCTGCACAGGAGAGCCGAATGTAGGTGTCAAGATAGCGCCGAACGAGATAGCCAGACAGATCCGCGAGGTGGAGCAGGCGGATCCGATGCTAAAAGGACGCAAAATCATCGGGATAGCGGATCCGTCTATCTATGATAGGTCACGCGGCAAATCGATCGCGGAAATGATGGAACGTGAAGGAATTTACTGGTCTCCGGGCGATAACACCCGCCTCACTGGTAAGATGCAGTATCACTATCGTCTTGCCTTTGACTCAAATGGCCGGGCGATGTTTTACGTGTTTGATACCTGCAAGGACTTCATCCGCACGATTCCGGCACTGGTATATGACGAGCATAACGTAGAGGATATAGACACGACTCAGGAGGATCATATCTATGATGAGTGTCGTTATGTCCTTATGGAGCACCCGATCGCCCCGCGTCAGAGTATTGTCCAGGAGATACCGCAGGAGGATCCGCTGGATTTGTACAAACAGAAACGTCTTGTATTGAGAGTATAGGAGGAAATCATGGAAGAAAAAGTGATACAGACCAAAATAGGAGAGGAAGAAGCAAGAAAAGCACTTGCTATTCTGGAAAAGTACAAACAGGGAAAGAAATCCCTAGATGAAAGATTGATTGATAATGAACAGTGGTGGAAGATGCGCTGTAAGTTATCGAATAACCTGCAATAA